TAGTAAATAAATTAGGTGACATAAAACCACGTAATGAATAAAATATATAAAATAGTAGGTGATTGTAGAAAACACTTTATACAAATGTCTTACACATTTACAATAGACGAAAACGAAATAAACGAAGTAGTACAAGAACTTATGTTATACTTCTTACAAATGAATAAAGACACACTTAAAAATATATATGAAAAAGACGGTAAACAAGGTATTTTACGATATGGTGCAGTAGCATTAAGAAGAAGTTTTAATAGTCCGAGAAGTCAATATTTTTATAAATTCAAAAAGTATTATACTAGACTAGACGATAATTGTAATATAACAAACAATTTAAATGAAAAATTAGAAAACATACCTGCATTAGAAGCACCTAAAAATTATATAAAGTTAGAACATATTGACACAGAATTAGACAATATGTATTGGTATGATCGTGAAATATTTAAATTATATTACTACGAAAATAATACGTTAGATAGTCTAGCAGAAAAGACAGGTATAAGTAGAAACAGTTTATACACTACAATAGACAAAGTAAGAAAAGAATTAAAATATATATTTAATGATTAATATTACTAACGAGGATAATATGGATTTAATGTCAAGATATGATGACAATTACTTTGACTTAGCAATAGTAGATCCACCTTATGGTATAGGCGATTTTTCTATGACTTCAAATATTAAAAATAAAAAAGGAGTTTCAAAAAAAGCAGGAACTTATGATTGGAATAATGAAATACCAAGTAAAAATTATTTTAATGAATTAGAAAGAGTAAGTAAAAACCAAATAATATGGGGTGCTAATTACTATAATTGTTTTAATAAAAAAGGTGGTGCTATTGTTTGGTATAAAAATATGGGGCATAAAGATTTAAGTCAATGTGAAATAGCATCCAAAAGTATTGGAAAAAAAGTAGATTATATACATATAAATTGGCAAGGGGGATTTACAAGAAAAAATACAGGTGGAGAATGGCACCCTTGTCAGAAACCTGTAAAACTTTATGAATGGTTATTAATGAATTACGCAAAGGAAGGAGATAAGATACTAGACACTCACTTAGGAAGTGGAAGTATTGCTATAGCTTGTCATAACTTAGGTTTTGATCTAATTGCTTGTGAACTTGACAAAGAATATTATGAATCTGCAATAAAAAGACTAAAACATCATAAATCACAATTACGAATAATATGAGTAAAAAAAGCAAAGGTTTAGGAGACACAATAAAAAAAATTACTTCAGCTACTAAAATAGACAAGCTAGCAAAAAAGATAGCTAAAGCAGTAGGTAAGGACGACTGTGGTTGTGACGAAAGACAAGAAAAACTAAATAAGATGTTTCCTTATAAAACAGAAGAAAGAGAATATGACGAAAATTCGCCTATGCATTTAAAACAAGAAATACTATGTGTATGGGAAAAGATCAAAGACGGACAAGCACCAGACGTTGAAACGAAAAAAAGATTTGTTGAATTGTATAACACTATATATAAAACTAAATATAAAACCACAACAAATTGTGGTTCGTGTTTACACAATATGTGGAAAGGAATAAAATCACTTTACGAAAAATTAAATAAATAAAAATGAGAACATTAACACAAAAAGACAGAATAATAAGACACCTTAACGACAAAGGTAGTTTAACTGCATTAGACGCAATGAAAGAATACGGAATTATGCGACTAGCGTCAAGAATAAGCGAACTCAAAGACGAAGGATATAATATAAGAAGTGAGTTTGTTAGTTCTAAAAACAGATACAACGAACCTGTATCATTTAGTAAATATTCTTTAATATGAAAACATACAAAACCATTAAATGGGTTTTAAAAAGTCATATTAAAAACAATGTGCGAAGTTTGTGGACATGGCGAAAAGGCGAAGAAGAAGAGTTTAAATGTATATATGAAAACTATAAAGGTGACGACAGAATATATACAGTACATCAATTATTAAATAAATTAGAACAATGTTAATATTTTTTTTACTTATAATAGGAATAGCTTTTTTATTAATAGTTGGCGTGGCTATTATTGAATTATTAATAACAAAAGAAGAAAACGAGAAACTTGCAGAAAGAACAGACAAAGTAGAACCTAAGCACAAAACAATAACAGGTGCGTTATATAGAGACAGAAAAGATGAGAAAAAAAATACCTGATTATTATATAGGAAAAATACACGGCTACGAAGCACGAAAAATAATAGAAGACTATGAATTAAACTATAATATAGGCACGGCAGTAAGTTATCTATTAAGAGCAAACAGAAAACACGAAACATCAAAAGAGTGTATAGAAAAAGCACGTGAACACCTACGGTTTGAACTAGAACGTTTAGAATTACTTGAAAAACCTAGCTATGTATATAAAGGTGTAAAAGCATAATATGACACGAACACACCAACAAAATAGATACTATTGGAAATGTATTGTGAAACCACTTTGCGAACACACAGGTTATCATAAATACGAAATGCATGAACATTTAAAAAATATGTTTATACCTGAACGTACAAGCAATTTAACAACAGAAGACTTTACTTTATTTTGTGAAGAAGTACGTATTTGGGCACAAAACGACTTAGGTGTAATATTAATGCCACCAAATGAATTAAAGTAGTTTCTATTATATAAAAGAATCAGTTAACTAATTTAAACTAATTATATGGACGGAAGAAAAAACAATAAAGGTACAAAAGGTAACAAAGGAGGTAGACCTTCAAAAGCTGAAGAACAAAAGTTAATAGAAAAACTAACACCTTTTAATGACTTAGCACTAAAAGCATTAAAAGAAAGTTTAGAGAATAAAGAACAATGGTCAGTAAAATTATACTTTGAATACTTTTACGGTAAACCACAACAAAGAGTAGACGTAACTACAAATGACGATAGTTTGCACTTGCCGTTAATAAATTTTGTAGACTCTGGAACTGAACAATAAATATCAAAAACTATTTGAGTCAGACTGTAGGTATTATATTATAACAGGTGGGCGTGGTTCAGGAAAGTCTTTTGCAGTAACAGTATTTCTTACCTTACTGACTATGTCAAAAAACATAAGGGTATTGTTTACACGTTACACTATGGTTTCAGCACACTTGTCAATAATACCTGAATTTTTAGAAAAGATCAGTTTACTAGGATTTGAGAATATATTTGACATAAACAAGTCAGAGGTAGTAAACTTAGCAAATGGTAGCGACATACTATTTAGAGGTATAAAAACGTCTGCAGGTAACCAAACTGCAAGTTTAAAAAGTTTACAAGGTATATCTTGTTGGGTGCTTGACGAAGCAGAAGAACTAATAGACGAAAGTACATTTGACACTATAGATTTAAGTATACGAGAAAAGAAAGTACAAAACAGAATTATATTAGTATTAAACCCTGTTACAAAAGAACATTGGATATATAAACGATTTTTTGAAGAAAGAGGTGTACCACCTAGTTACAACGGTATCAAAGACAATGTTTGTTATATACACACTACCTATAGAGACAACCACCAAAACCTATCACAGAGTTTTTTAGATCGTATACAAGCTATTCGCAAAAACAATATAAAAAAATACAATCATAATATATTAGGTGGGTGGTTAGACAAAGCAGAAGGTGTAGTATTTGAAAATTGGTCTATAGGTAAATTCAATCCTGATAACTTACAAACTTCTTGTGGTATGGATTTTGGCTTTTCTGTTGATCCTGACAGTTTAACTGAAGTAGCTATTGACAAGGCAAAGAACAAACTATATGTACACGAACATATATATAAGAACGGATTAAAAACACACGAACTTGCAAAGATTATACTTGACAGAGTTGGTAACAAACTCATTGTAGCAGATAGTGCAGAACCTAGACTAATAGAAGACCTAAGACACAAAGGCGTAAATATAAGACCTGTAAAAAAAGGTACAATAGAAAGTGGTGTAACACGTATGCAAGACTTTGAATTAGTGGTAAGTCCTGAAAGTGTTAATATAGTCAAAGAACTAAACAACTATGTATACGCAGACAAAGGTTCTAAATTATACGTAGACAACTATAATCACGCAATAGACGGTATAAGGTACAACGTTATTTATCATTTAGACAACCCTAACGCAGGAAAATATTTTGTACAATAAGAAAAGGGTTGCTAAAAAGAATACAGAATACACGCAACCCTTAGAGTTATTAGAAATAAGATCAACAAATATACATTTTTAAACTAAATAAACAAATTTTCTATTATATATTATGCAAATCAAGGTCAATAAAAACAAGAAACAATACAAATACAAAATTAAAAGTTGGTCAGATGTTACACTTGACAAGTGGGTAAAACTTGTAAAAGCAGAAAAATTAACAGAAACTAAAAGCACAAAAGAAATTATACACATTATGTCTGATATGCCAAAAGAGTTAATTGACTCTTTGTCACTTATAGACGTTACAATTATAATAAAAGCTATTAGTAACTTACAAAGTAAAAAAACAAGTCAATTTAAAAACATTATACAAGTAGGTAAACAAAAATATGGTTTTATTCCAAACCTTGAAGAACTTACTTTAGGCGAATATGCAGACATAGAACACTTTATAAAACAAGGTATAGAGTCTAATATGCACAAAATAATGAGTGTACTATATAGACCTATTACAGAAACAGAAGGTGAATATTATTCTATAGAAGCATACGACAATACAAGTATGAGGTTACGATCAAAGAAGTTTTTAGACATGAAAGCAGAACAAGTAGAAGGTGCATTAGTTTTTTTTTGGACTTTAGGCAAAG